TTGTTGTTATTGTTGTTATTGTTGTTATTGTTGTTATTGTTGTTATTGTTGTTATTGTTGTTATTGTTGTTATTGTTATTATCATCATTCATATAGGTAGTGGTATTATTGGTATTATTGGTATTATTGGTATTATTGGAATTATTGGTATTATTGGTATTATCAGTTGTAACAGTATTAATATAGTTATCATCATTAATATTTTCTATATCATTCATTAATTTACTTTTATTACTCCCATCAATACTACTATAATTAATCTCACTATAAACTAATTCATTTGTTTTTGAAGAATCAAATTGAAATGTTTCCACTGAACTAATAGTTGGTTCATATGATAATGATGATAACATTTTATTTTGTATTAAATCTGATTGTCCACATTTAAGATGTAAAATAATATTTGAATTATAATTTTTAATTGAATTGCTTGGTATAGTTGAAATTGAGTTTATTTGAATAATTTTACCACCTTTTGGTTTTCTACCACGTTTTTTAGGTATTTTTTTATCAATTATTTCATTATTCATATTATTTTCAGGTGCATTTAATGATTGTTCTTGTGCTTGTGCTTGTGCCTCTGCTTGTGCCTGTGCTTCGAGTAATTTTTTTTCCTCCATTTTTTTTTTAGTAGTGCGTGGTTTTCTAGGTTTTTTTATTTGTTCAGACATAATATTTTTGTAATTTAAATGAAAAAAGAAATTTAAATTGTTTTAATAATATACTTAATTATGTTAATTTTTATTAATATCATTATAACATTTACGACAAACTGGTATATAAGACTCTGATCCGATAACCTCTATAGTAGATTCATTTGTTAATCTATGACTAAACAATGCTGGTCGTTTTTTACAATTGGAACAAAATGCTTGAAGTTGTACTACATTGTCGCTCAACCTTTCTAAATTTAACCAGTCTCCAAATGTATTACGTTTAAAGTCAGTATTCAATCCACATATATAAATTTGTTTATGATGTTTTTCAACTGCAATTGTAACCCATTTTACAATATCAGTAAAGAATTGTCCTTCGTTAATTAAAATTACTTTTGAATCAATAAATTGTTGTTCAACTGTATTTATTTTTTTATTATCAAAATTAGATAAGTCTATAATATCTGATAATAAATATACTCTCGTACATGGTATCATTTGTTTATCATGCGTTGATAATTCTGTCTCTGAGTATCTAGTATCATTTGCATAGTTTATAACTAACATAGGAATGCCGCAATAACTAAATTTTTTATATCTATCTAAAAGTCTTGTAGTTTTACCTGAAAACATTGGTCCCTTAATAATTTCTAAATATCCACAGTCATCATAATTTTCCATATTACTTATCATTGAATATAAATTATGTTTATATTTATTTTTCAATTTTTATATAAATATAACTATTTATTCTATATAAATGAGCATTCATAATATACCATGGGTTGAAAAATATAGACCAACAAATATGAATGAGATAGTATTAGATCCATTAAATAATGATATTATACAAAATATGATAAAAACAAATTATTTTCCTAATATTTTACTATACGGACCACCTGGAACAGGTAAAACCACAACAATCATTAATTTAATTAATAATTATCAAAAAAAAAATAATCAATTAAATAAGGGATTAATGATACATTTAAATGCATCAGATGAAAGAGGAATTGATATTATTCGTAATCAAATACATCAATTTGTAAATTCAAATTCATTATTTTACACTGGTATCAAATTTGTTATATTAGATGAAGTAGACTATATGACTAAAAATGCACAACAAGCACTTAAATATTTATTAAATGGATATAATAATAATGTTAGATTTTGTTTAATATGTAATTATATTAGTCGCATAGATGATTCATTACAAAATGAATTTATGCGTATAAGATTTAACCAATTGCCAGAAAATGATATTATAAATTTCTTAGAAATAATTGTTCAAAGAGAAGAATTAAAAATCTCAAGGGATAAATTAAAATCAATTCAACAATTATTTAAATCTGATATTAGAAGTATGATTAATTACATTCAATCAAATCAAAACAATATAGAACACAAAAATATTATTAATAATATAGTATGGAATGAGTTAACTGATAATTTAAAAAAAATCCCAATTGATCAATCATTTAAAAAAATGTATAACATTAGTTATGAATACAATATTGATATAAAAAATATAATAAAAGAATATCTTAATTATATTATTAAACATAATAAAAATATTGTCTCTTCTTCATTTTTAAAATTTACAGAGTTCGTAGTACATATAAAAGATAGTAATATAGATAATATAATTAATTATTTTATCATAAATATGAAATTTTTTTTAATATAGTCAAATTTGATGAATTCTGATGATTTTTATAAACTTGTTAAACTTGTTAAACTTGATGAATTTTATAAACTTGTTAAACTTGATGAATTTGATAAACTTGATGAATTTGATTCTAATCTTTTATTTAAACGTATTTTCCATGCACTTGGTGGAGAATTAGTAGGATCAAAACTATTGGTATGTAAACTATATTGTTTGTTTTTTTGTAAAATATTTATAGGCATTGGTAAATATTTTATTTCTTCTCCACGCGATGAAAGTGTTTTATTATTATACATTTATATGTAATTAGAAAATAAATTGAAAAAGAATAACTTAAAGAGATTTTATACAACATACTAATTATAATGAACGATCTGAACGATATAGACGATGATTGGATGAATTTTTGTGATACGGTCCATTCAAAAAAACCTATATCACATATAATAGCAGACCAACTTGAATCAGATTTAGATAATAATGTTGTGTGTAGTAATTTAAATATATCGACAAAAACAAAAATTTCATATTTAAATCAATCAATACAACTAAGTGATGTTTTTTGGAAACTACCTGTTATGTCTTATCATACACAACAGAATGGTATTGTGAAAAAACAAATGAAATTTAATTCTTCAACACAAAAAGAGGTTGATGATATTTTTGAGTATAAGAAACAATATGATAATGTTGAAGATTTTATTATTAATAGAGTAGAATATAATGGGCGAAATAAATTTAAAGATGTTAGAAAAATAAGTATTGGTATTTGTAAAAAAGATATTACCAGTTATCGTTGTAAACAAAAAAGTGCATTTTATAATTGTTTTGTTCTTATTTTACGTATACTCCATAATAACATATATAAAGAATTTCATGTAAAAATTTTTAATACAGGTAAATTAGAAATACCAGGCATTCAAGATTCAACCATTTTAAATAAAATTCTTGATTTACTTGTCGTTATGCTGAACCCAATCATTAATGTTGATAATAATATTAAATTAGAATATATTGATACCAAAACGGAAACCGTTATGATTAATTCAAATTTTAATTGTGGTTACTATATAAATCGCGAAAAAATGTTTAAACTACTCAAATACAAATATATGATTAATAGTAATTTTGATTCTTGTTCTTATCCAGGTATCCAATGTGAATTTTACTATGATACTAATACTATCCAACAATTTAGAGGATCTCAACCAATTAATAATATAAAAATAAAAACAAAAAAGGATATTAAACAATTTCCAAAAGTATCTTTTATGATTTTTAGAACTGGTAGTGTACTAATTGTCGGTAAATGTTCCGAAGAGGTATTATATGAAATTTATAAATTCTTGTGTGATATTTTCAAAAGCGAATATAATGAAATTCATTGTCAACAAAATACGTCTGAAATTAAATCGAATAAATCAATCATTAAAGATAAAAATAGAATTAAAAAAATAAGACGGAAAATTATCTATACGTAGATAAAAATTATAAAATTAACCATTTGATATAATTATCAATTGAATCATTATATCTTTTTTTATGATAATGTTTATTTATTTTTTTATTATATATTATTTCAATTGTTAATGGTATATTTTTATACTTTTTTATATATGTTTCGATATATTTAAATATCGTATAATTAGATTTATATTTTAATAATTCTTCATCTGAAAAATGGTTAATAAAAAACATTATATATGTTAATGTTTGATTAAATATAATTTCGATTTCATTATTTTTTAATTCATCTGATATTTCAGATGTCGTAATTAATACTTTTTTTTGTATATATGTTATATCACATACACCAACTGCAGCATTTAATATTTTTTCGGGTATATCATCAACATATTCATGTTTTGTAAGTATTTCAAATAAATCTCTATATATTATTATTAAATGATCAAAATTTTTAATTTTAATTTTTATTATATCATCTATTATTTTTTCATTTGGTATTATATTATTTATTGTTTTTTTATATACAAAAATAGAAGCAGTTGAAGATGATATATTTAAATCATATATACTATTTTCTTCAATTTGATCTATAAATTCTGTATAATATATTATTGCAATTTTTACTAATTCAATTGTTTTATTTAAGTCTAGATATTCTCTTAATGCTATTTTAAATATATGAGTTAATGTAGAAACCCCATTTTGCAACAAGAATATATAATCATTTTCAAATTTACTTATATCTATTTTACTTGTATAATATATTAAAAAATCATTCATTAAATTTACATATACCATAAATATATTCCAAGAATTTTCCATATATTTATATATTGATACTTTTTTTTTATTATAATTAAATAAAAAGTATTTAAAAACAGATCAAAGAATTAATAATATATTACATGTCTACAGAAACTAAATTTGAATCACCAAGCAATCAATGTTTGCAACACTGTGTAAAAATCGCTATCGTTGATGATAAACCAATTATGTTTGATTATTGGGCACCTTCGTGTGAAAAAAAAGTATTAATTGGTGTCCGTGAAGGAGGCGAAAAATTGCTCGTAAAAAGTGAAGACGAATATACATCTCCTATTGAAAAAATTTATAAGGTTGAAAATGAATATATCATTGTAACTGAAAATTCTCTTTATATTGTTAGTGCATCTATACAAACAAAACGTATTTCTTAATTATAATATAAAATTTTTACTATAGGTTATAGATTATAGATTATAGATTATAGATTATAGATTATAGATTATAGATTATAGATTATAGATTATATATTTTTATATATAATATATATGTATGATAACTTACTTAATTTATATTCTCACTATTATTTTTTATCTATTAATTGCATATTTTTTAATTGATTATAAAACATACATAAATGTAAGTATATTAAATCGTATTGTTTTATATTGGATGGTTTTTAGTTTATTTATTGCATTGTTTGAATTATTACTTTTTACATCAAGCGATTATATTATAAATATTTCAAGGAAACAAAAAAACTTTTGGTATGAAAATGTTCCAATCTCTAATATTTTATCTTACACATTTTGGAGTAAAGGATGGAGCGAATATGGGGTTTTTTGTGATTCTCGATATAAGGAAAAAAAAAATATCGTTCATTATATTGAACTAATACATGCTATAACTGCTTTTATTTATGTTTATATTTTGTATCATTATGTACGATACAATACAATCGATACTTCTTTTATCGGTAAAATTATGATATTTATTTCAACTATACATTTACTATTTACATTAATATATTTTATAACATTTTTATTCAATTTTAACAAAAATCCAATTACCACAACAATTAAATTTTGGGTATATCTATTGCTTAATATTTTATGGATTGTTTTTCCTTCACTTGTTTTATTGAAGGGAATAAATATATTATATTATTAAATAATTTAAATATTATACTTAGTATATTACATAATATTATTAATGATTGGGTTTTTATTTATAACAATTATTGTTGGTGGTCTTGTGTATTGTTATTATTATGATTAATTACATATTATGTTGCATATTGCATTGTCCACTCACGTGCATTAGCATCATGCTTCACTTTATTATGTATTAATACTTCTGAAATATCATATTCAAATGGGTCATCTGGGTTTGGTTCATTCATTAATGAACAAATACTTAACAATACTTTGCTAATTGTAAGTGCTGGACTCCAATTATCTTTTAAAATATCCAAACATATTGACCCATTGTTACTTATATTACAATGATAAATTTTTGTATCAAATGTTACCTTAGGTGATGTAAATGGATAATCTTCTTGTAATACAATTTTTAATTGAAATATACCACCTTCGTATGGACTTCCATGTGGACCTAATATAGTTGCCCTCCATTCAAATATATTGTTATCGTTTATTAAACCAGCAGAACAATTATCTGGTGGGAAGTTCTTTATTTCTTCTAATTCTCGATTAATCCGCTTAACGGTTGACATGTTTTACTACAATATATATCATTATTTTTTTATATTATTTATTATATACTATTTACATGTATTAATAAATAATATATAATATATTTTTAAATTGATATTTTTTAATCAGTGATTTATAGTATCAACATCGTTAACATTGTTAAAATGATTTGTATTTCTCCTATTAAGTCCACTATTCATTTTGGAACATATCAATTAAAAGACAAAGAAACACTTTTAAATGCACTTGAAATTGCATATCAAAATGGATATCGAAATATCGATTGTGCTTATCATTATAAAAACCAAGATATTATTGGTGAATTTATCTTAAATAAATCAAGATATATTCCTAATTTTCGATCGTCTATATGGATTACAAGTAAATTATCCTTTCGAATTATGCCAAAAGGTGAAGAGGCAATTCGAAAATCAATTGAACAAACATTTACTGATTTACAAACAGATTATATTGATTTAATGTTAATTCATGCTCCTGAAAAAAATGATATATTGTCCTGGACTATTTTGACAGAATATCGGGATAAAGGCAGAATTCGTTATATTGGTGTTTCAAATTATAATATAGAAAAATTAAAACATTTTATTTCTGAAATTACTAACCCAGATGATATTTATTGTAACCAAATTGAATTTAATCCATTTTTAAATCGCAAAGAATTAATAGAATTATGTTTTCATCATACTATTAAAGTAATAACTTATGGAAATTTATATTATACGAATGACATTATCGACTCTATTGCAAATAAACTTAAGGTATCAACGAAACAACTATTAGCAAAATTTTCATTAAACCTAGGTAATAATGTTATACTAATGGCAACTAATCCTGATTTTATTAAAGAAAATATTAATTTAAATTTTGAAATTTGCCAGGAAGATATGGAATTAATTAATAATTTACACGATACAGGCAATGAATATACGCGAAGTAAATATAAACGATTTTTATAAAATATACATTTACAATAAAATAAATATTATTGTAAATCTATTTAAAAATATTTTTTATACACTATTAAAAAATGGCATCTACTATTGCAATTGGCATTGATTTGGGTACAACTTACTCGTGTGTTAGTGTTTTTCGTAACGGGACATGTGAAATTATTGCAAATTCAGACGGAGAACGAACTACACCTTCATGGGTTGCATTTAATTCCGGCGAAAAGTTGGTTGGTCAATCTGCTAAATCACAGGCAGCAATGAATACTACTAATACAATTTATGATGCAAAGCGTTTGCTTGGTCGTAAATTTTCTGATCCCGTTCTTCAACAAGATCTAAAGCATTATGCATTTGGTGTATCTGGTGATAAAGACGATAAACCTATTATCACCCTCGAAGATGGCACTGTTTATTATCCGGAACAAATCTCGGCAATGATTTTAAGTGATATGAAAAAAACCGCAGAAGATTACCTGGGTTATTCTGTTAGTAAGGCAGTTGTTACTGTTCCTGCTTATTTTAATGATTCACAACGTCAATCAACCAAAGATGCCTGTCGAATTTCGGGATTAGAACCGTTGCGTATTATTAATGAACCTACTGCTGCTGCAATTGCATATGGTCTTGATAAAAAAATTACAGATAAAGAACACAATGTACTCATATTTGATTTAGGTGGAGGAACCTTTGATGTTAGTCTATTGACTATCGACGACGGTATGTTTGAAGTTAAGTCTACTGCAGGTGATACTCATTTGGGTGGAGAAGATTTTGATTTGCGTATGTTGACTCATTTCGTAGAAGAATTTAAACGTAAAGAAAAGGTTGATATTCGGTCAAATCAACGATCTATGCGACGTCTAAGAACTTCTTGTGAAAAGGCAAAACGTACTTTGAGTTCTTCCACTAGTGCAAAAATTGAAATTGATGCTCTATTTGACGGCAAAGATTTTTATTCATCCATTACACGTGCTCGTTTCGAAGAACTGTGCGGTGATCTATTTCGCAACTGTCTTGATCCTGTTGAAAAAGTTCTACGTGATGCAAAAATGGATAAAAACGATATACATGATATTGTAATGGTCGGTGGTTCTACTCGGATCCCTAAGGTTCAAAAACTAGTTTCTGATTTTTTTAATGGTAAAGATTTGTGTAAATCTATTAATCAAGATGAAGCAGTTGCCTATGGAGCAGGAGTACAAGCTGCCATTTTGTCCGGAGATAAATCTGAATCGATTAATCAAATCTTGCTAGTCGATGTCACTCCCCTTTCTATCGGCATTGAAACTGGCGGAAATGTTATGACTGTTATGATTCCACGTAATACTAGCATTCCTACAAAGAAAAGTCAAACATTTAGTACTTTTGTAGATAATCAACCTGCCGCAACTATTAGAGTATTTGAAGGCGAACGATCATTTACCAAAGACTGTAATTTACTCGGTCAATTCGATTTGACAGGTCTTGCTCCTGCACCTCGAGGCGTTCCTCAATTGGAAGTTGAATATAATGTTGATTCAAATGGAATGTTGAATGTTTCTGCATGTGATAAATCCAGTGGACAAAAGAAAAACATTTCTATCACAAATGATAAAGGACGTCTATCAAAGGAACAAATTGAAGATATGATCAAGGATGCTGAAAAACTTAAAGAGGAAGACCTTAAAAATCTAAAACGCGTCGAAGCAAAAAATGGATTAGAATCATATATTTATAATTGGGGCAGTCAATCAGATAAACCCGAAGTTCTTGAAAAATTGGGCGAAACATCAATTAAAACTATCAAGGATTGTGTTAAAGAAACACAAGAATGGTTGGATTCTAATACTTCTGCATCTACCGAAGAGTTTGAAGCTAAGATGAAAGAATGCGAAACGCTTCTAAATCCGTTTTCTGTTCAAATGTATGCAAGTGCTGCTGCTGATGCTAATGGCAGTATGCCTTCTAATATGCCTTCTAATATGCCTTCTAATATGCCTTCTATGCCTACGCATGAAGAGAATAATGAAGAAGTTGATTAATTTTAACCTGAAAAAAAATATAGATTATAAAATATAATACTAGTTATACATTTATTTATGTGTTGGTTCGTACCCCATCATATAAATAGTATATATTAATTTCAAATTTTTTATTAATTATGATGTATTATATAAAAGTGATATTTTAAATCTTCAATGGTGTAAATAATTTAAAAAAAATCGAAAATATTTAAATACTTATCATAATACGTAAAATACAAACCAGACAATTAACATCTATCTATTCGACATGAATTTGTTCATTCTCTCATTGATTCAAAAAGAAGTTGCAGAATATATGATGGATAAACATGTAAGTAAAATTTTATTAGAAGCAGTGCAAATGCTTTGTTCTGCCAAACGTGTATTAAACCCAGATGACGAAAATGATAATAAATACTTGTATAAAATGGCACATAAAAATCACCCTGTTACAATTTGGTGTCGTTATTCAAGAGACAACTTTGTATGGGTTTTGGATTTAATTGACTGTTTACATAATGAATGGAAATATCGATATTCACACCCTGATTCAAAAATACACAAATCATATATTGTTGCGCAATACTTGAGAGATAATATACCAGATAACTCATTATTCCAATCAAATGGGTTATCTACATTTGCATTAGCAATGCCTGATAAATTTAAAATACCAGAAGATCCAGTTCTATCATATCGTAATTATTATATGTCAGAAGAAAAACAAAAAATTGCAACTTGGAAGAAAAAAAGATCTCGCCCCGATTGGTATATTGTTTCACAACCATGTTAAGTTAGGTTATTCATTTATTATTCACAGAATAAATCAATATATTAAATTATAATTTTAATTTATTTTTTTTTGTTTTCTTTAATTTCATTACACTTTCTTCCTTTTTTTTTGTTATATTATTCTTTGATAATTTTCCATTGTATACACCGAACTCAGTCCATGGTTGTTCTGGTCTATCAAGTAAATATGGTTCTTGTTCTTCCCATACTATATTGTGTTTAATAAATTCTTTCTTATCAAATGGCATACCACATGAACTACCCCATCGTGCAATAAAACTCATTTTCTTTGCTAATGTACTATCACATACCTTTCCATCTAATGCCCCGCGTGGTTGGTATGGTTTTGGACGCCCAGGATCAGACATAAACGCACGATCGTCTAATTCATAGTGACTACAACATGTTCTCGATGAAGGATTAATTTTATTTAAATATATATCATAATGATCTGCCATTATTTCTTCTGCCACTTTAATATCTATTTTTCCTTTGTGCTGTTTCATCAACTGTGTTAATCGCACTTTACGTGCACCTTGATGACGACGAATGTCAAAATGCCCCACATTAGAACACTCTAAATTGCGAATTCGAGGGTCATACGAACCGTTAAATCCAATAAAATAACCATCTTTTTTCTTTTCCACATTCACATATTTCAACCCTAATTCGACTCGCATAATCGTATTTGTATTTGTATCGCCAATTAACCACGCATTAGCATAATCTCCACTGTTATTGTGAATTAAATAGTCTTTAATTTCATCTAATGTTTTACCATACTGCATTGCAGTTCGGATTCTACAACAAATTGGATCTTTCAATTCAAATTTATTAAATCCACCAATTGTTGTTTCAGTTCCCATGAATCCATAACTGGTTACATAAAAGTCAGTTTCACTTGAAATATTACCAGGAGCAGTTTGCATTAATATACGAGCACCTTTGGTTGGTTTAATATCCAAAATATATTTAAAATGCTGTCCTGTCATAAAATTATCAAATGTATTATGACCACAAATTATTTTTCCGTCCTTGGTATAACTACCGACTGCCATAAACCCTGTACAGTGATCTGCGCCTGCTTTTTGACCTCCTTCGCCATGACCAGAAAAACCGCCAGATTCTTCATTGAAAAGGTCGCTATATTTTTCATTTAATTTTGGATAGTCCTTGATTATTTTCGGTAATATAATTAATAATGCATCAATACTGACAAAACAATTCCACATAATCATTTCATGTAAAGAAATTTTACATCCACCTGCATTTGCTCCTTTGGTTATAGCAACAATTTCTTCATATAGTTCTGGATAATTTTTTTCAATAATTGGTCCAAATATACTTCCAGTTATATCACTAAATACATTTCGTTTAATCCCATAATCTTCATAAAAGTGAAATTCTAACATTTTAAATATATCTTTCAATTCATTTGCAACCAAATAACCATGTGCATATCCACGTTCACTAGGCGATCCTTTTATGGATAGATATGTCCATCCATTTGTTTCGTATCTTACTCCGTTTTTTACTTTAATCATATATATATTTTAGTTATATAAATAAATATTGATTTAACAATTAACATTTATTTATACTTTTATTTCAAATTTATCACCGATTTTAATATTATGATTTTTGCAATAATTTGAATTTACTTCTAATATTATATTATGATTTTTTAGTGTAGATATTTTTTTTTTAGATAAAGGTTCTGTATTTGATATAATATCTACAATAGTGTCATCTTTAATAAATAATACATCTAATGGGATATATGTATTTTTCATCCATATGTATATTTTTTTATATTCTGGTAAAATAAACAATATACCTTTATTTTCATTTAACCGTTTTCTAAACATCAATCCCTTTTCTATTTTTAATGGAGTATATTCAATATCTATATACAACAAATCATCTGATTTTTTAAACTTTATAATACCTTTCATTTATAGTTAAATTATGATTATATTTTATTTATTTTTATATTTTTATATTTTTATATTTACTCCATAAATTATGATATTTTGTATTATAATTTGTAATATGCATCATAACAAGTATTAACTTATTATAGTTTGTTAATTATTATTAAATTATGTTATATAAATATTTTTGTGTGTTTTTTTTTTGAATTGAATTTTCAGAAACCGATTTTGGACATTTATAAATGTCCATTTTGGCATAGTGCTTGTCTTCCTTTTTAAATAAGTGAAAAAAACGACTTGTGACTGAAATGCTCTAAATTCCGTTTTTTACCAAAAAAAAGTGTTACCATAAATTTTTAATGTTTTTTACAAAAACTATTTAGGAACTTTTTATGTTGCCATAATATATACTTTTGGAAACAAATGGCAACATATTTAGTTCCGGAAAACGGAAAAAAATATTATTGCGAAATTTGTGATTATACTACATCACGTATTGGGCAATATGATCGCCATAATTCCACATCTAAACATATAAAAGTCACAAATGGCAACGGATTGGCAACAAAAAATGTAAAAACTAACGATTTTAATAATTATACATGCGAACAATGTTTTAAATCTTATAAAGATCGTTCTGGTTTATGGAAACATAAAAAAAAATGTGTAATTAATAATATTAATGTTGTTAATAATACCAAAATTAATAATGCCAAAATTAATAATAATGGTAATGATAATAATAATGGTAATGATAATAATAATGGTAATAATGATAAATATTCCGATATAAAAACATTAACAAATTTAGTATATGATTTAGTAAAAACAAATACGGATTTACAAAAGCAAATGTTAGATGTTTGTAAAAATAGTAATAGTACAATAAATTCACACAATAATAATAAAACATTCAATTTACAAGTATTTTTAAATGAAAAATGTAAAGATGCAATGAATATTATGGACTTTGTAAATTCAATGACACTGCAATTATCTGATTTAGAAGATATCGGAAACCTTGGTTATGTAGAAGGAATGAGTAAAATAATTATACAAAAATTAAATGAGATTGATATT